TACCTAGTTTCTTACGGCTTTCTGGATCACCATTCTTAGTTGCGGTGTCCAGAATGCCTGCTGAAACAGTTGCACGACCTTCAAGTGGTAAAATACCAGCAATGAAACTGATAATTGCAATAACGACTTTGTTACTTTTGAATTTAGACTTTAACCATCCGTAAGTATCACCAAACAAATTATTATCTTTTGCAATACCTGCAACAATCATAATAGTAATCAATACAAACAAATAAATCTCATCATCAAACATAATTAACTACCCTCTCAATGTTGTGGTTTTTTTCCAATGTTATATTTAGGGGTTAATGCCCAATCGTCTTTATCTTTAAATGCAATGATTTTGATTTGAGATAAAGATACAACTGGTTCTTCTGTTTTCTTAGGATTAACTATAGTAATCAATTCCCAATCACTTAACAGATTCGTGATTGTATTTCGTCTTGCAATATCATTTTCAGTAAGGTCAGTTGGCTTACCATCAAGAGCAAACAACTCTTTGAAATGGGTAATGTAATACTTACCTTGCTTATGTAAAATATGGCAAGATTGAAATAATATTTTTTCTTTTTTGGATGCAACACCGATACGAGTTAATGTTTCACGAACTTTCAGAAAATCATCTTTTTCGTTCAATGTCACTTCTACCATGTCTTCTATTTTAATCATTTTCTTGTCACTCCGCCTTTTTGTAATTTTTCTTTTATAGCAGAAATTTGTTCATCAGATAAAATACGCAAAACATCTTTGGCTTTCTGGTCAGAGTAGCCGTAACATTCTTTTACATATTCCAATTCTTCTGCCTCTTTTTGAGGCTTAACCCAAGGTTGAAACTTGCGTTTCATGGGTCTGATACTATTTAGAAGATAGGAATATTGCAACTTTTTGTCAAGTCCATGCGATATGTTCATCTGATTTGCATACAAAATGCAGTCGATGTGATAAGATAATGCACGATTAATGATGAAAGGATTGTATTCTCTTTCATCGGTTTCATCTCTCATTAGGTCTTTTTTGGTCTCCAGAATGCTTGGAATAACCTCTTTGAATAGGTCAGCCATTACACGAACTCGCAGTCAATCATAAACTCAGTCAAACATGCAACTAGATTGATTTCTTGGTCAGCCGAGAATGCGGCTTGGTATTGATACTTTGCTAGAATCAACACAGCCTGAGGTATAGACGGTGGTTTGAGGAAGTCACTCAGAGCATCATAGATTGTACGATAGACCCGTACAGGGTCGCTATCCTTGTTCTGTGCAACCCATTTGCGGGCTGAACTAAAGTCTTTTGCTTTGATTGCTTTGACTAGTTCTTTAATCTGCAACTCTGCTACACTACCAAGAATGCCTTCATCGATTGTACGATTGTCGTTTGATGAATATCGTTGAAGTTCATTTAGAATCCTACGATTGTCTGGAAAGTGTTTTGTGATAACAGCGGCAACAACTTCTTTCTTGTATGTAACTTTTTCTTGTGCAAGAATCCATTCCACACGCTTAAGGAATGCAACAGCCATCTTTGCTTTCTGTCCATTCTGAATTTTAAATTCAACAACAGCACAACGAGAATGCAATGGCTCAATGATGCGGTCTTTGTAGTTACATGTAAAGATAAAAGAACAATTGACGGAGAATTCTTCAATTGCACCACGCAAGATTGCTTGTGCATTAGGTGATAGATAGTCAGCCTCATCGATAATGATAACTTTACGACCACCACTCAATGACATTGAAGATGCGTAGTTTTTGATTTTGTTACGAACAACATCAACACCATTTTCATCTGAACCATTGATGACGATGTAATCGCAACCAACTTCTTCACACAATGCTTTTGCAATTGTAGTCTTACCTACGCCTGCTGAACCTGCTAAAAGTAAGTTTGGGATTTCTTGTTGTTTGACATACTGCTCAAATGCAGTCTTGATTGTATCGGGAAGAATACAATCTTCAATTTTGCTAGGACGATACTTTTCTACCCACAAGAATTCTTCTAACATTCAATTTCTCCATAATAAAATAAATCACCAATAAAAAATAGAATTAATTACCAGTCTGTACTTGTTTGTGATTGGACAAGCCGCGGAATGTAATTGATTCGAATCAAAGATTACTGCTCTACCTTGTTTAGGGGTGACAGTTTGTTGCACAGATAATTTGCCTACAGGTTCTCCTCTAAAGTATTCGTTATATAGTATTGTATCACCATCTGAGTCCATTACATAGTACAGTAGTGTAAGTCTGCCATCTCTCAAGTCATCAATGTGTGGTAATTGTGTGTTGTGTGTTTCTGGTTGAGGCATGAGAAGGTTGGCTTTGATTCTATGCTTACCGCTTAATTTTACATCCATTGTTTTTTCAAATGCATCAAACAACGGAGTTAGAAACCTAACAAATGGTCCTGCAGGTTCATCATCATAATAAAAATGATGATTCATCTGTGGTGAATCATGAACAGGAAAATCAACAGTATATAAATTCTCTCTCATATCTACCCGAGTAGAATAAGGAGAGAATCTCCAAAGACAATTCTTATGATGCAATAATTCGTATAGAATTGTTTGGTCTTTTTTGGAAATAAAATCGTCAATGATAAGTGGTTGCATTAGGTTTCCAATGCAACACGGTGCCACTCACCATTGACTTGAAGCCATAAACGATTGTCTTTACCAACAGACATGTTTACTCTGTGAGTTTCTGTGTAATTTGTTCCTACAAAAACATAAGGTGAATCACCATATAACTTCTTACGCTCTTGTTCTTTTTCTTCTGCCGTTCTATTGTCGGCAGTTAAAGTCATTGTTGTATTTGTTTCTGGTGCAAGATGAGATAGGTCTTCCTTAGATTTAGTAATAACAACAGGTGTAGTATTAGCCATAACTTGAGGTGCAGTAGCACTAGCAACAACTACACCAAGTAATCCAAAACCTTTTAAGAAAGACCTACGGCTCATTTTACTTCTCCAATACCTTCAAATAACGATTCAAACTCTTTTTGTTCCGCAACTTCTTCTTGGAATGATTGTTTGTATTTCACTCTAGCAATTTTGCGTAGAATTTTTTTAGGAATTTTCAAATTATCGTATGTTGCATCTAAGATATCTTTGAGAGATTCTTTTTCTGCATCCATACGATGCATTGCAATTACCATTTCATCAACAGCAGATTTCAATGTCAACAATTGTTTTTCATCGAATGTGCCAAATAATGTATGGATTGTAGTCATGATTAAGAGTTATTGAGTTGAGCAACAACTTCTAATTGTGAAGCGGCAACAGGAATGTTTCCTGCACTTGTGCTGATAACTGTGTTAATGCCATTTGCATTTGCTTCTGGTTGAAACACGCAAATAACATGTCGTGCATTGATTGCAACAGTACGACCAGTTGTTACATCTGTAAAGTATTCTAGTTTAGCCATTTTATTATCCTTCGTATTTTGAGAATTTAGGTTCAAGAGTAATCCAGTATTGGATATCTTTTGCCGTGTTAGTAAAGTGTCCCATTCCTTTCTTTGCTACTTCAACAGTATAAGTACCAGGAATCATTTTGAAGTTTTCAGTTGCAAAAGTAAATTTGTAACTGCCTTCTGAAGTGTCTTCACCCATTGTGATAGAATTCGTACTCTTAGAATCATCTTTCATGTCACAAGTTGTGAGAACAATTTCACCATCTTTGTTTTCGATTACAATGTGTGGTGAAGACAATAGTGCCGCTGTCTTCATAATCCAAGAATAATCTTTCTCTGACATTGTAAATTTACACTCTACACTAGGTAAAGTAATTTGTTTATCTGGTGGCGTAACAATCATATCTTGTGCGGCAAACAGATATTTGATTTTGCTACGGCCATTCAAACCTTTGATGATAACTGTATTCTTATCAAATTCAAGTTCAGGACAATCTGCTTCCAACTCTAGCAAACGCAACAAGTTATTCAAATCATAGATTCCAAATTCCGATGGAATTACATCTTTGATTCCAGCCGTAGCAAGAATATTTTTGTTAGGCGATACAGTTGATAGTTTTGTACCTGACTTAAACCACATACCTGAATTGATAGTTGAAAAGTTCTTCAACACATCAATCGTTTCGTTAGATAACTTCATTTATTTTCTCCATCATATAAGTTTCATTAATAAGTTCGTCTAGTGTAGCAACTCCCATAGAGTTTGTCAACACAGTTTTGATACTACCTTTCAATTCATCCACAGTTCCATCGTTATGAATGAGGGCATCTCTATGTTCTCCAACCCATGCCCATTCTGATTCGTGTACTCCTTTGTCATTCATGTAGTGGCGTTTGTTTATGTCACCAACAATTCGTGATAATAAGTCATACCAATCAGGATTCTTTCCTCTTTGGAGTTCAATCACTAATCCATGTTGATTGTGAATCCAATTAATTTCATTTGGAAAACGAACATCAGTAATAACATAATTTTCATTTTTTTGAATTTTAGATTCTAATGCAAGAACCCAAAAGTCTTTGTGAAACACATCACGACCGCATTCTGTTCCAACTTTTTGTAACGCTTCTCT